CCGAGTATATCCGTAACAGTGAAACGATAGGCGAATTGACGCGGCGTATCGCGTCGGGTGAGATATTCGGTGAAAGCCGGGCGCGGATGATTGCCGTGACTGAGGTAACGCGGGCTTATGCCGAGGGCAACCGGGCGGCTTGGAAGGCCAGCGGGGTTATTGAGGGGCGGGAATGGCGCACGAACAATGATGAGATCGTCGCCGGGTGTCCAGTGTGCGCTCCTATGAATGGCATGGTAACGGGATTGGATAAGCCGTGGCAGCATCCGCTGCGGGGCGCGATTGACTTGCCGGGTCATCCGCGTTGCCGGTGTTGGGCGGTTCCGGTGGTGGAATAACATGGCAAAAGTAACCATTCGCGGCGCTGACAAAATCATAGCCAAGCTCGAAAAGGCGGGTAAGCCGGGCGTCCTCAAGCGGCCGATGACAAAAGCCGTGGCGCACATCCACCGGGAGATCGCCGAGTACCCGGCGGCGGGGCTTGCTAACAGCCCGGCCAACGGCTATAGCTGGTACGAACGCGGGTTCGGAACCAAGACGCGCACGGGCCTGGCGTGGGCGACGAGTGAGACGCTCGGCCGCCGCTGGACGCATGAGGTCAAGAACGACGGCAAGCGGGGCGAGGTGGGCAACAACGCCAGCTATGGGCCGTACGTGCAGAGCGAAGAGAAGCAAGCGGCGTTTCACAAGTCGCGCGGATGGAAGACGGACGTAGAGGTAGCCGACAAAGAAGCGGGCAAGGTGGTTGGCTTCTTTGAGGCCGCTTACCGTGCGATACTGGAATGAGTGACACACAGGCTTACACCATAGCGCCGGATGACATGCCGGTTGATGACCCGTTGCCCGCGCCGTTTGCCGAGTTCCTCATCACCCGGCGGCGGTCGCTGATAACAGAACTCAGGCAAATCGAGTTATTGCTACGCTTGCCGCAGTCAATCCCGCCCCGCAAGCGTCCGCATTGACATAGCACGGCTGTTCGTTGTAGAATAGCAACAGCGTATTGGTATTAGTGCCCCCTGGGGATTCTCCACCGGGCGCGAGAAGACTACGGTCTCTCTCGCGCCCGGTTTTTTGTTATTAGGCCTATGAACACAATCAAGATACTTGAAGAGACGGATGACTACGCCATTGCCGGGGGTTATGGCGTGATTTTCGGCGGGGATGACCTCGACGGTGAGGGATTCGAGCCGGATACGGATTACATGCTCGACCTAGTGCCGGTGAAGCCGGTCTTTATCGACCACAGTGAAGAGACGTTCATCGATGCGGACGGCAAGAGCTACAAGCTGGCCGGGATTGATGAGGCGGTCGGCCGGGTCATCGAGGTGACGCCGGATGACGTGGGGCTGTACATGCGCCTCCAGTTCGACAAGGCCGAGCGGTACTGGGGTGTTGTCGAGCGGATGCTTAACAGCGGCAAGGCCGGGTTGTCATCCGGCACGGTGGGGCATCTGGCGCGACGGAAGGGGAACCGGATAGTCCGGTGGCCGATTATTGAGGAGTCGATCACGTTGACACCGGCGGAACCGCGCACGGTCGGCGTGGAACGGTTGAAGGCGGTCAAGGAACTCAATCCCGACCTAGAGGCCATTATTCCAGAGGCGGACGGTACACCCGCAGAGAATGGGGTGACGGAAGGGGTCGAGGGGACGGCCGCGCCAGAAAGCAGAATAGAAATCACAGAATCAGAGGTGACAGTCATGAGTGAGGTTCAAACCGACCCGCGCGACAATGAGATTAAAGCTTTGTCGGATCGGGTCAATCAGTTGGTCGAATTAATGGAAAAGTCGCCCGCGCTCAAGTCGGCCGGTTACACGACCGATGACGGCGGCGCGGCTGACCCGACGCACAAGTCTTTTGGCGACTACCTGTTGGCTATCAAGCGCAACGATACGAAACGCTTGCACAGCATCTATGGCGCGACAAAGGACATGGCCGAGGCGGGCGGGGCGACGGGCGGTTATTTGGTTCCGTCCGAGTTCCACAATGATTTGTTGCGCGTCATGGGCGAGCAATCGCCGGTTTACGCGCGCGTTCGCAAGCAGCCGGTCAATACCGACGCGGGCGAATATCCGGCGCTTGACCAATTCGTTGCGCCGTCGGCCGGGGCGGGTAACACCGCTTACGCCGGTAACGTGACGGCCGCGACCACGGCCGAGAATGTGGCGTTGACCGAAACGCAGCCGACTTTTACGAGTCTGGAATACCGGATTCACAAGATTGGCGGCTATGTGGAAGTGTCTAACGAGTTGATTGCCGATTCTCCGCAGTCGATTGAGGCGCTTTTGCGGTCGCTTTTCGCTATCGCTATCGGGGCCAAGAACGAAAAGAACATCCTGCGCGGCACGGGCGTGGGCGAGCCGTTGGGAATCCTTAACGCCGCTTGCACCATTGCCGTGACCACGGCCACGAATGACGTGTTTGCTTACGCCGACGTGCTGGCGATGTGGGCGCGGTTCAAGTCAGTCAGTGGCGGGTCGCCGGTGTGGATTGCCCATCCGTCGCTCATCCCGCAGATTGGCACGCTGGCCGTTGCCAGTGGGTCGCCGGTTGTGTGGGCGGGCAACTTGGCGCAAGGCCAGCCGAACACCCTGCTAGGCTATCCGATCATCTTCTCGGAACACATGTACCAATGGAAGGGTGACGACATGCTGCTGGCCGACCTGGGCGCTTACGTCCTCTTCGAGCGGCAAGCCCTGAGCATCGCTTTCAGCGAACACGCGGCCTTCACGACTGATAAGGGCACTTGGCGATTTACCGCCCGCAACGACGGGCAGCCGTGGCTGAAGAGCGCTATCACGCTGGCCGACACGACGGGTAGCTACACCGTTTCGCCGTTCGTTTACCACAATGACTAATCCGGGCTAACCCGGTTACAGGAGTAAGTATCATGGCAAAGAAACCCGCAGAAGTGGCCGCCGTCGTGAGTGCGCTTGACCCGGCATCGTTGTCGGCTAACACGTATTACAGCGACTGGATTTTGGCCGACGACTTTGAGCAGTTCATGGCCGTCGTGCTGGTCGGCGCGATTGCGACCAATGGCACGTGTGATATTGCTATCTCTCAGGCGACCGATAGCAGCGGCACGGGCGCTAAGGACGTGGTAGCCGCCACTCAGTTGACCCAGGCCGGCACGGATAGCAACAAGCAGGTTGTACTCCAATGCCGCGCCGACCAGCTTGACTTGGCCGGTGGCTTTCGTTACATCGCCGTCGAGGTTGTGACCGCCGTCGCCGCGACTATCGCCGGGGCCGCCCTTATCGGCTTTAACCCCGCTTATGGCCCGGCCAGTGGTTACGACGTGGCATCGGTCGATGAGATTGTAGGCTAGTTATGAAATACATTGCGCGGCGGTTCGTTGACTTCTTTCGGCCGGGGGACGAGATACCCGACGGCTATTATGACGCGGTAACGCTCAATAGCCTGATTGCCAAACGGCACGTAGAAGCGGTCAATGAACCGCCCGCAATGGTGGAACCGGAGAAGCCGGCAGAACCGGCCGCGCCGCAAAAAGTGGCAAGGGGTCGCAATGGCAAGCTACGCAACGGTCGATGAGTTACGCGGCTACATTGACGCAAGCGGGTCGGTTAACTGGACAGCGGCCGATAGCGACAATCTGGAATTGGCGCTCGACGCGGCCAGCCGGTGGATTGACGAAAGGCTTGATATGCAATTCGTCGGCACGGCCGGCACGCGCTACTACACCGCCGATTGGCATGACCTGTTATACATCGATGACCTCGTAAGCCTGACAACGCTTAAGACGGATGACGACGCCGACGGGGTGTATGAAACCACATGGGCGGCGACCGACTACACACTGGAACCGCGCAACGCGGCGGCTAAGAATCGCCCCTACCGGCAGATACGGATTAAGGAAAACGGCGACTACTCATTTCCAACCAGCGTCGAGAACGGCGTGGAAGTGGCTGGCAGTTTTGGCTACGCGGCGACCGTGCCCGCGCCAATCAAGCAAGCCGCGCTGCTACTCGCACACCGCCTATGGATGAGGAAAGACGCCATCTTCGGCGTGGCCGGCACACCGGGGTTAGGGGTGACAGTGGTACAGGCGACTATCACAGCTGATGCTGATGTC